TGGTAACAAGAGGCGACATTCAAGCGTGTGAAGATGTAAAGCTGGCTTGTCAGCGATTCTTGGACATGGTTGAACGTAAGGATGCGCCTTATGAGTTTGTCCCTGCCAAAGCCGAACACATCCTAAAGTTTGTCCGTTTTTGCCGACACGTTAAAGGGCCAGATGCTGGCAAGCCGATTGAACTACAGCCTTTTCAGATCATGTATCTGGCGGGTGTGTACGGGTTTCGGGACAGGCGCGACCATTCGTTTAGATGGGTAACAGACGTTATCCTGTTTGTGCCTCGCAAGTCAGGCAAGACAACCATTGCTTCTATCATTGCCTTGTATGAGTTGCAGTTTGGTGATGCTGGCGCTGAAGTCTTCACCTTGGCGACTAACAGAGATCAGGCATCTATTTGCTTTGATTCGTCTAAAGCCATTGTTGAAAATATGCGGCCCGAACTGGCGGCTAAGTTTATTCCTTACCGCAGCGAACTTAAGAAAGCTGGCGACTCAACTTCTACTTATCGGGCGCTGTCACGGGAGAACCGTAAAACAGGTGACGGTAAGAACCCAAGCTGCGCCATGATTGATGAGGCTGCTCAGATTACTGAAAGACAGTCCATTGAGGTGTTGCACTCAGGTATGGGCGCTAGGAAAAACCCGTTGCGGATGTACCTGACCACAGCCAGCTTCACTAAGGAAACTAAGTTCTATGAAGACTTGTCCCACTTCCGTAACGTCTTGCGTGGCGCTGCTCCTGATAGTTACCGCTGGTTTGGCCTTCTGTATAGCATTGATCCCGGCGACAATTGGGCTGATCCTACTGTATGGGGTAAAGCAAATCCCATGCTTGGTATATCTGTCACAACACAGCACATTCAGCAAATGGCTGAAGAAGCGGGGGCAAAGCCAGCAAGCCTGAATGAGTTTCTGTGTAAGCAGCTAAACATCTATGTATCGTCTAACAGTGCTTGGATTGACCGTAGACATTGGGACGATTCAATTGCGCCAATGCCGGAAGACAAGCCAGAAGCTACGTTTGTTGCATTTGACTTGGCGCACACCCGAGATTTGAACGCTGTTGCTACATTGCACAGATACGGGGAAGAAGATTTCTATGCCAAGTTTCAATTCTTTCTGCCGGAAGAATCAATTGAACTGATCCCGAACCACTACAAGAGCATTTTTTCTCAAGCGGTTACAAGCGGAATTTTAAGACTGACTCCCGGCAACGTAACTGACTTGAATGAGGTTGAGTCGTACATTAAACAGCAGTGCGAGAAGCACAGCATTAAAGAAATTGGGTATGACCCATACAACGCTGCTGCTTTAGTGTCTAACCTGTACGCTGATGGCTTGCCTGTAAAAAAGGTGGGTCAAAGTATGGCAATGCTGTCAAACCCGTCCAAGACTGCCGAACAACTTATCCTGAAGAAAGCAATTAAGCACGATGGCAACCCGTTTGTTGGTTGGCAGCTAGGAAACTGCGAGGTTTACACTGATGTGAACGGTAACGTGAAGGTCAGAAAGAACGAAGCCGACCCAAGTGCCAAGGTTGACGGTATTATTGCGATGATTATGGCTTTACATTGTCATTTGGATAACGTATTTGTCAGCGAATCATTTGGCTTTAGGTCACTAGAGTGGTAAAGTGTAGGAAATTGAGGGGAAATCATGGCGATTTTTGACATTTTCAAGCGTAAAAACACTCAGTCTGAGAGCAATACTTTGTTCGGTCAGACAGCCTTGGGCAACAACATTGTCTATCAAGGAAGTGACAAACGTGCTGGTGTTAACACCCAAATCCTCTATGTAACCACTGCCAGCACAACTACTGCTGGTCGCCCTGTAGATATGTCTGTGCTGACCCGAAACAGCACAATCATGTCCTGTGTCGGGGTAAAAGCAAGGGCTTTGGCGCAATTGCCAATCAAGATTTGCTGCGAGACATCAGATGGAAAAGTGGTTGACGCTATCCGTGGCGAGGGTGTTGGTGCGCGAGATAAGGCGAAAGCCAAGCAAGTCGCCAAGCTGCTCGGCAACCCCAACAACTTCCAAAGCAAGTATGAGTTCTGGTATCAGTGGCTGATGTGGTACGAGTTGTCTGGTGAAGCCTTTACCCTGTGGTGGAGGAAAGACCAGAACAATTCCCTTGAGACTCCATTGGAAATGTATGTGCTGGATTCAACGCTGATTGCGGTAAACATCACCCCTGCACGTTACCCAACATTCCGCTTGTCTACGCCTAGCTACGGCTTCAACAAAGACCATGAATTTAAGTATTTCCAAGTCATGCATGGCAAGGAAATGGCGTGGCAGGGTTCTGCTGGCTTTAACAAAGCTATTTTGGCGACTGAACTGGTTGGCCTTGACCAAGACATTGACTTGTACGCCAACTTTGTCATGCAGAACGGTGCAAAGCCTTCTGGAATGTTTGTCACCGACCAAGTTATTCCTGATGGCAAGTACAAAGAGATTGCAGCCCGTCTGAAAGAGGCGTGGAACAACATGACAGGCAGCAAGACCAGTGACCCAAGCAAGCCGGGTCAGGGTATGTTGCTGGATCAGGGCATGAAGTACCAGAAACTTGAGATGCTGACGCTGCAAGACACTGATGCTGCCGCTTTGAAGCTGATGACGATGCGCCGAATCTGTGGTTTGTTCGGTGTGCCGCCTTCCATGATTGGTATCCATGATGGCAAGTTCAACAACAGCCAAACGGCTTTGGATGAGTTTTACAAAACCACCATGTATCCCACAATCGTCAATATTCAACAGAAGTTGACGCAGCATTTGCTGGAAGGCTATCCAAGTCTTTGCGTAGAGTTTGACACTAAGGATTTCCTCAAGGGTGCGCCTTTAGATCAAATGAACTTTGCAACTGCTGGCGTAAAAGGTCGCATTATGACGCCCAACGAAGCCAGAAACTACATGAATTTGGCATCCAAAGAGGGTGGAGACGAACTGGTTAAGGACGCAGAACCCGCTGAACCTGTACCCGGCACAAGCAGCCAAGATACAGGTGGCGGTGGCGGCAACCAGACCAAAAAAATGAATATCGGCTCTAAGACTTGATAAAAGATGCGTACTGATACACAATATCTGGTAGCATTAGCCAAACAGGTCAAGCGGCCTATAAAACAGTTGCCTGTACTATTAGGGCAACCCCCTAAAATACAGGACAATAACCAATCAATTGCTTTAGGGGCAATCAATGAAGACATTGAATCTTATCTGCGAAGCCAAACTGAATCTCAACGAGAAAGCCGACAACGGCGAAGCGTCTGGACAGATTGAGGCTCGTATCACGACTTGGGGCGCGCGGGAAGGCGCTGATGGTCGCAAGTTCTTTTATAAGCCAGAAGGCTTTATGCAATGGGCCAAAGAGTTTGCCGAAATGGGCCGACCACTTCCCATGTACGTCAATCACAATGCTGATGCCATCCCTGTTGGCGAATGGACAAGCATTGAAATGGATGACGATGGCATGAACGCTTCTGGTCGCCTGTATCTCAACACCACTGCTGGCTCTGACCTTTACCAAGTGATGAAAGAAAGCCCCAATATGTTTGGCGGCGTTTCTGTTGGCGCTTACGCTGAAGAATATCAGTATGTAGACAAAGATGGCGAGGCAATGACCATTGGTTCTGCTGACCCATATGAGGATGGCTACTTCCAGATCACTAAGGGTAGTTTGCGTGAGACTAGCGTGGTTATGTACCCAAACAACATGAAGGCAGAAATTAAGAAGTTGGAATATTTCCGACCTGATGGTTCTGCTGATTTGAAAGTATTGGAAGAAGCCTTGCGGGATGCAGGTCTGTCCAAGCAGATGTCGGTTGCCGCCGCATCTGTATTCAAGACGGTCATTGAGCAGCGTGATGCTGTGAAAGAGCCTATTGAAAATGCGCCAATTCAGAGTGATTCTGATGCGGAGGCAACCGAAGCTGAAATTCTCGCAGCCCTTGAGCAGCGTGAACTTCTAAACCTACTTGACAAACGACTTAAAGGTTAATCATGTCGCAAATCATCCTTGAAAAACTTGATGCCATTGAAGCTAAACAAGCTGAAAGC